TGACCTTTCCGTTGGAGTTCCTCGGCAATGTGTTGTGTGATGAGTTGGGCTTCTGAAATGCTTTCAATACATTGCTTGGCTTGATTGACTTCCGCGTGCTCTGCCTCTACTGCGGCATTCACTTGAAGATATTGGGCTGAAAGTCCTTGTATCTGTTTGGTCACTTCTTGGAAGTCCATCATGCTTGCTCCAGGATGTCTGCCCAGTTGTCCTCGAACTTCTTCAACAGTTTTCTGAACTTGGCCTCGCATTCATCTGCTTGCACGTTCAACTTCTTCAGAAGTGCCTCTGCCTCCTTTATTGTACCACACCCGTACTCTTCTTTCAATCGTTTCATTTGCTCTGACAGGGCTCCAGCTGCCTTGTCAGCTTCCCGCCGCAGACGTGAGATATCACTTTTCAACTGCTGGAACTCTTTCAAATCGATTGTCATGTTTTTACTTCCCTGACATTGAATCGGATATCATCTGCTGAGTACACTTGCTGACCTTGTGTGATTCACAATACCGTTTGACCGCTGATTCGAAATCCAACGAATCGGCATCCAGGTTCGCAAGTTCCTTCAAGAAATCATCCATCCCATCCAGATCTCGTTCAGACTCCTTCACATCTGCTTCGACCCACTTGTCTTCAAGGGTGCCTAGCTCGAACGCCTGAACGGTCTTGTCGTCTCGCAGCAGGTAGACGCTGGGATGGTACTTGCGTTCGTCTTGCTTGCGTGGAATCAGACAACCCGGATTGACTACCGTGCACTTGCTCGTCGGACTTTTCCTACAGTCAAACGACTGGTGGTTGTCACCGAAAACGGCCACATCGTAGTTGTCCAAGTTCGGTATGTTCCCAATCATCGCATCCACCGCAGCCCCTGGGTATCCCTTGCCCCTCTTCCACACATATCTGTGACTCAACGCCACATTCATCATATCATCTTCGTTGTCATTGGGCAATTCGATGGGCACTCCCCACGGATGTGCATGCACCAACATGTCATTGATTTCAATTCCTCCCAAGGGAATGTTCATCAATTTCTTTGTCTCCACGAGGGTCCAATACGCTGATCGCCTAATGTCCTCCAAAGAGTGATTAGGCAAGTCGTGTTGACCGGGAACGCAATGCATCGTGGGCATGTGGCTGATGGCAAAGTTGATGAGCTCCGGAGGGGAGTTCCAACGATCGAACACGTCGCCCGCACAGAGGATGGGCACGTTGTAGTGACCCGCGATCCCGGCCAACTCATGCAAGACCCGTGCCATCGCATCGTACCAGTTCGGTTCATTCGAGCGGGCTGGAGGACACGTGTGGCACAGGTGGATGTCCGAGCACAGCACCGCGACTACTGTCTTGGATTTCTTCATCGCTCCAATTCCTCGTCAATGGCACTCTTGTTGTCGACGATGTACTTCTCCACCTTTGGCCAATCCTTGATCCACGGCTGTCCGATCAACCAGTCCAAGTATTCAGCGGGGATCGTCCCATGCGTTGACCTTTGTACTTTCCGAACGGCATCAGACTGTCATCGGTCATGTTCATTTCATTGCTCCCCCACACACTGGACACACCCCGCCAGTTTTCTCATTCAGCTCTGCCTCTGCCTCCGCTACCTCTGCATTCAGACGTTCCACTTTGATCTTCGTTACCGTGGCTACTGCAACAATCCCTGCCAGTTGTTTCCAAGTGTCGTACGTCCCCTCTAACACACTCACTGCCTCCCCAGCCACTTGTCCCTGCTCGGCAGCCTTACCCAACGTACCGGCCCTCTGTGAAGTTTGTACGGCTATTTCCAACGCCCGTCTGAGTTGATCCCTCTTCTCAGTCGTTACCTTTGCTGCCATCCAACTCTGTTTCACAGCACCGAAGTCCTTGGCCAGCTCCGGAACAAACTCCAACCGTTGCTGCTCTTCGACGGCTGCCTGCAACCTCCTCTCAGCAACTTCTTGCTCAGTCCTCGCCTTGCGGAGCCTACTGGCTAACCATGTAGCAGACCGATCAATCACTTCCAAGTCAACGATTACGTTGAGCCGCTTGGCCACCTCCCCAGCAGTCAAGCTGAACCAAAACGGGGCATCATGTTGGCCTTGGAAGTTCTCAGATGTCAAGTTCAACAGCCTCTGAATCTCCTCGGGCACATCCGTGCCTACTGCCGACAACATCTTGCCATCGATCGAATAGACATTCTTTCCCTTGGTCTTCTGGCGTTCGACTTTCCTCCCATCGACCCAGAGCTTCACCGAACACGCTTCCTCCCCATGCCGAATGAAACCATCTCCAAGTGGCCTGTTGAATGCCACCCAACGGATTGCTCTTAAGATGGATGACTTGCCCGCGTCAGACGGACCCACAATCGTCGTGATCTTCTCGTCGAAGGCCACACGGAGCTTGCTGTGCTTCTGAAAGTTTCGTATCTGAATCCGTTCGATCATTTTACTCTCCCTTGCAACTCCTTCACAAACCTCGCCAAGTCATCCAATCTCAACACCAGCAACCAATCCCGATCGTTCCTCCGATGAGCCACAACCGGAATGGCGAGTCCTGCGTCAGCCATTGCCTGCTCCATCGCAGAATACAAACTCAAAGACTCTGTCCTCTTCACTTCGAAATGAATACCCTCGATATCAGTGTGCACATCAGGAGCATCCTGCCTCCCATGATACTGACGACCGCGACATGCCTCACATTCAATCTGCCATGTCAATTCATGAGCGAACTCCAACTCTCCTGACTTCCCTTTGTTCCGTGACATCCGACCACCCATCATCGTCTCCCCACCAAGCTACGCATGCCCATCGAAGTCATCATCTTGTCCCAGGATCTCCGGGTCACGTCGTCTGCGTTCAACTCGAACGGCCCGCAGCCTTTCATCGGCAGACGAACCAATTCCAAATTTCGATTGACCAAGGCCACATTTGAAACGATGGCGTGAAATGACTTGCTGTCCGGCTTCAATGTGCCTGACACGTACTTCGCGGCGGTCTTCTCCCCAACTCCTTGAACTCCTGGCACAGCATCCGTTGCACAGCCGGCAATTGCCTTGACATGTGCCCACAACGACGGATGTATTCCAAACGCCTTCTGGAATGACTCTTGGGTAGTGGCACGCTTTGTAATCGGGTTCCACATGGTGACCCTGTCAAGCGACAAGCATTGGTACAAGTCATGATCGGTGCTGACGATGACGAAGTCGTGTGAATGATTCTCGCACAGCCACGCGATGATGTCGTCCGCCTCGTATCCCTCTTGCCAGAACACGTTGCGAAACCCGACCTCGTTGAGCACGCTGGTCCTCAAACGATATATCTGCTTGGACAGTCCTCTGTGAGTCTCACGTTCATCCTCGTCCATCTCCGCCTTCTTAACCCTGCGGTTGGACTTGTAATCCGAATAGATTTCCCAGCGCTTGTCGCAGCCACCATCGAAGCAGAACGCGATCATGTCCGAGTTGAACAACTCCACGAAGCTAACGATGTCGCGGAAGATGCCGTACATGATCCCCGTGTAGTCACCATCGAAGGCCAACCCTCCGGTCGTGTGCATGGCCCTGTATGCCATGTTGGATACATCGATTGCAAGTACCAAACTCATCGAGTCTTCCTTTTCTTAGAAGTCTTTGGTTCCTCTTTGGAATACACCAACGGCTCCGCTGAAAATCCTTTTGCAGTTTGCAACCTCCGACGCCCCAAGCACCAGAGTTCTTCAGTTGCTAAAATCCTCTCTCCAACTTTGATTTTCTTCACTTCGCGTGCTGACAACAATACTACCGCCAGTTCCCTGGCTCGCACCTGCTCCTTGGAATGCTTCACCGTCACTCGTGAGTCCTCTGTGCGAGCAATCAAAATATCAGCTCCATCAGTTTCAAACTCACGTCCCTCCACAAGTACCGCCGTCTTGCTCACGATCTCTTTCACCAACCAGCCGTCTGACGCCACGGTCACATGAGCACCTTCCCAAGCAGGTCCCCATCCTTGGGCAGGAACCAACATCAACAAACAAATGAATGCATTCATGACATCTCCTAACTATATCTCGATTTCCTGTTGACGGCCGTTGCCTCTTCGATCTCCCGCCACGTCTCGCCCACGAGGTCTCGCAGGTCTTCTTCCAACTTGTGCTCTTCAATCTTGTGCACCAACGCCTCGTACTTCGCTTCGATGGCTGGACCGATGCCCGTGGCCTTGATGACTCCCGATCCGTTCTTCGTCCACACGCCCTCGTCGAGCAGCCAGTCGATGCAGCAGCCCACATCGTCGATGCCGTGCGAGTGGTAGATCGGAACAACCACCTCCGATTGCTTGCCAGTGATGTGATTCTTCTTGATTACGATCTTCGACTTGATGCCGAGTTGTCGCTTCTTGTCTCGGTAGACCTTCTGCAGCTTGCCACCATGCGAAGACCAGAGTTGACACACGGCATAGAACTTCAATGCCCGGCCACCGCTGAACGAATCCTTGTTGTACATGTCAAACGAGTCTCTGCTCTGATTGACGACGATCAGGATGCTGTTCTGCTTGGCAAGCGGAGCAATCAATTGCCGCATGTGGCTGCTGTGTACCTTGGCCTTGCCATCCGAATAATCACCGTCGCTGGTCTCGATCTTCTTTCCCCTGGCCTTGGCCTTCAACTGCCCAAACTTCTTTGCCTCCCTGTTGCTCGTCAACGAGTCCTGTGAATCAAGAATGTAGATGAACGGCCTTCCATCCTTCAACGCATCGTCCACGTGGTAATAGAATTCCTCGGTCGTCTCAGAAAAGACCGGCCCGCCGTTGCTCTCACGAGGAGCTGTGATCCTGGCGGCGAGTCGATCCCCGAAATACCGACTGATGTCCATCAAACTCTTTGCTTCCGTGTTGTCATAGATCAACCGGTACTTGTTGAACTTGGGGTTGATCGAAGCCTCTGCCAAAGCAGTGTGCATGAACCAAGACTTGCCGCTGTCTGAATCGCCGACGAACAGAAAGTAATGCCCGGCAACCCAGCCCCTCTGAGGATCCCCTGTCATCGCCAGATTGAGCAAGGTGCTCCCAGTGGAAAGTGCAAGTCCAGACCCAACAATCCTCGGCTTGTCCTGCTTTGCAGTCATGGCTCTTTTCAACCCCTCGATCATCATGGCCTAGTCCCAATCGTCCCAGTTGTCGTCGTCCGCGTCCTTCTTGGACTTCTTCGCTGGTGCCTTCTTCTTCGCAGCTGGCTCGTCCTCGTCCTCGTCTTCCTCCTCGTCATCGTCAACGGGCTTGGACTTCTTTGCCGGTGCCTTCTTCTTTGGGGCCGGCTCCTCTTCTTCCTCGTCTTCCTCCTCGTCCTCGTCGTCATCTTCAACGACAGGCTCCGGTTTCTTCTTTGCCGGTGCCTTCTTCTTCGGAGCAGGCTCGTCCTCGTCCTCTTCGACTGGTTTCTTCTTCGGAGGTTTGGGTTCGATCTTCTTCACTTCGTCGACCCCAATGCCCTTGATCAACTCCCCGTCATCGTCTTCCAAGTTGAGGCTGGTGCCGTCCTTACTGATCCTGCGGACCTCGCACACACCGCCCGAGTAGTACACCCGATCGCCCTCTTCCAAGCCGATGTCAGAGGCAACAGAAATCTTCTTGGTCTTCTTCACTGGCTCTTTCTCCTCAGGGGCAGACTTCTTCCTCGCAGCCGGCTTCTCCTCTTCGTCGTCTTCCTTCTCCTCCTCAGTCTGGAGGAATATCCTCTTCAACTTGTCGTACGGAGTGATGATGAACAGAGAATCCAGATCGGGCTGCTCCTCCACGATGTCTGCATCGTACTTGTCCCGTCGCGGTCGGAACTCAATGTCAGTTGCTTCAACCCACTTGCCACGATCGCTCTGTGCGAAATTGACTCGCACTGTCATGCCGTCCACCGGGTCAGCAAAGAACTCGTACCCATCCTCTTCATCGCTAGCACTGATCTTCGCGTCCAACTGCTTACCAAACAGATGGTAGCTGTACTCCATGACATGGAGTTCGTCCGGATCCTCCAGATCCTTGACAATCCAGAGCTGCCGTTCCTTCGGAGCCAGTTCCTTCAACACTTCCTCGTCAGCATTCGGATCACGTGCTTGCTTAGCACGGAACTCGCAGATGGGACAGGGCTGTCCAAGTGTCTTGGCCGCACACAGATGCCAGTCCCTGTTCGGACCCACGTCCCGATGCACAAAGAACGTACGCTCGAAAGCCAACTCGCCCTTTTCGAAGTACGGATTGCCGCCGTCGTCTCCCTTCCCCTTCTTCACTTCATAGGACAGAAAGTCCAGCCGATACTTACCAGCCTTGACCTGGAGGAAGCTGTAGCCCTCCGGCAGCCGGATGTACTTGCTGCCACCACCACTGTCATGCGTCTCGACCCTGCGACGAGCTGATGCCCGTTTTCGTTCCTCTCTTGCCATTCTCATTCTCCCTTTCGAAAAGTTGCTTGCCACGATAGAAAGCGTAGGTACCCAGCTTCACCGACATGTACACAACGAACGGCAAAGCAATCAACACAATCACCAAGGACATGATTTCAATCATCGTCCTCTACCTCACGACGCTGCGACTTCCGTGCCTTTTTCTTGCCCATCTCTTGTGTCGCCTCCCGATCCCCTTCTCGAGCGACGGGCTTGCTGTAGTAGTCAGACAAATGGAGGCTGACCAAATCCGACAACGCCCTCTTGCGGTGATCCAACGCTCCGACGGCCGCCTCCAACAAGTTCACCTTGTGCTTGGCATCCACAACCACAGCCTCTGCGTCGATCACAGCTTCCACTGTTTCAACGACTGCCTTGATGACTCCCTCGGTGACCTTGTCCAAGTCATACTCTGCTGGATCCTTGCGGACAGCCAACTCAGTTTCCGCCCTTGTGACACCCAACTGATTCTTCGTCTCCTCGTAGTCGCGCTTGGCGTTCGCCAACTCCTCAGCATACCTCCGGAAGAGATCAGGCTGCCGCACCCACTCGTCATCCAACTTGAATCGATCGATTTGGAAATCACTGTCTTTCGGATCGAATTTCATGCCAACCACTCCTTCTCTTCTGCCTTGATCTTCGACCGCACCCATGCCTTTGCAGTGTCGAAAATCTTGCCGACCTCTGATTCATCACACACGAACTCCACACCAACTTCAATCTTCACGTTTTCGTAATTGCCCGTGTTGATCGTTCTTCCCAAGCTGTACTTCACTCTCGCTTGCATTGCCGTTCCCCTCTGCATTATTATAGGTTTCACTTGCCCGTCGCAATTGCATCCCAGCACGACAGAACAAGTCCCGCCTTGCCCGTGTCGTAGTAGGGCATCCGGAAGCAATCAATGACCTCGACTGCCTTCGCTGCACCCTTGCCTCCTCCCAACGCCACGCTCGACATGTACGCGAGCACCAAGCGGCGAATGCCCTCCGCCTGTGTCTCCAAATCAGGAATGGCCTTCAACACCTTGGCAACAGCGGCCCACGAAGTGTTGCCCGCCAACAACATCCTCGCCAAGTCAATCCCTTCCTGCTCAGCCACCCCTCCAGCCAGAGCAGCCAACGCACTTTCCTCGTCCTCTTCAATGAGAACTTGATTCAACAATACCAATGCCTTACGTGGGCTGCCGTCTGCCAAGTCGATGATCTTGTCTCTGAGTTCATCAGTCAGTATGACTGCACCCTGTTCATTCTCTACAGTTCGTTTGAGCAAGATACCCATGTCCCTCGCATTCAACGACTTCATCTTGATTTCTGTTGCCCGCGTACGGATCGTTGGCAGCAACTTGTTGGGATCGGTGGTGGCCAACATAAAGTAGACGTGGTCCGGTGGATCCTCGAGCATCTTCAACAAGGCGTTCTGGGCATCCCCTGTGAGCTTGTGTGCCTCGTCAATCAACCACATACGGACAGTGCCAGACATTGGGGACAGTCCCATCCTCGACCTGATCTCCCGCACCGAATCAATCCCGCGAAAGTCAGCTGTGTTCAACTCGCGGTAGTCAGTGTCCCCGCACTTCATCTTCGTGCGTAGGATACGAGCCATTGTCGTCTTGCCACAGCCACTGGGTCCGGTGAACAACAGACAGTGAGGCATGGCCTTCCGCTTGCCAAAGTCCGCCATCATCTTGACAGCCTCGTCCTGTCCCAACATATCGCTGAAGCTGGTAGGTCGATGTTTCCGATACAATTCCTCATTCATACTGCCACCACTTTCTTGTTGAACCAATTGTCCTCTGCCACCTCCGCTTCGATCTCCAACGGAGTTACAATCCAATCCCAATGCTTACGCACATCAACTGTCATCACTTGCTTGGCTGCCGCCAGGTACTCATCCAACTCATCCCGATGCACGTCAGCCACAATCGAGTCATGGATCTGCCCGACGATCTTTGTGCGCTTGCCTGCAGTCCACTTGACCAACTGAATCAGACTCCACAACAAGATATGAAACGCTGGGCCTTGGATCGGATAGTTCATCAGATTGTTTCGACTGTAGGCACCTTCAACCAAGAAGCCTGTCATCAAACGGAACTCGCCTGACTTCAAGTATTTCTTCCACCACACTTCCTTTCGTTGTGTCCACTCAGGGAACCTCCCCTGGAACTTCCTTTCGACACCTTGGATGTGCTCTTCGTAATTCCTCTTCGTGATGCTGTTCGCTTTCAAACACTCCTCCAACGGCTGACCGGAGTTTGTCACCAACTGGTGTGTGTCCATCACAGCCCACAGGTGCTGCGAAGTATTCTTGTAATAGCTACCGTACAGTGTAGGGAAAACGAAATTGTTCTTGGCGAAGAACCTTGCTTGCTTGGACACCTCCTCAATGGGAATCGCGTAGCACTCGGATGCCATGTCTCGATGGACATCAAGCGCTGGGTCACTTGCGTAGGCCACCATCGCCTTGTCTCGCCAGAAGCAAGCACACACACGAAACTCAAGGGCTCCGTAATCAATCTCCACCAAGACGTGACCGTCCCGCGGAATGAAGCACGAACGAATGACCTTGCCTATCTTCGGGTCACGAATGGGGATGTTCTGGAAGTTAGGTGAGTCGGAGCTGGAACGGTACGTGCGTGCCAGATGCAAATTGAACGACGGATGAATGAACCCGTCTACCACTTCCCTCCAAATGCCTTTCAAGTACGTGCCTTGCAGCTTCTTCATTTTCTCCGCTTGGAGGTACTTGTGAACGAACGGCACGTCCAACTTTTCTAACTGCTCCTCGTTCACTTGTGCCCGACCCGATGCTGTCCTCGTACCTACCTTGCAACCCAACTCCTCGAACAACACTACTCCCAACTGAGTACGACTTCCAAGTGAAGCCTTACTTCTGAATCGCTTCTTCCAAACTTCCCACTCCGCAGACTCCTTCAACTCCTCTGCCAGTTCCTTGATACGAATCCCTGCCCTCTCAATCATCGCGTCCAATCGCTTGACGTCGATCCGCATACCCGCTGCTTCAACACGAGCCAGAGCAAGGGCACCATCATGGAAGAGACTGTACGCATCAGCGGTTGTTGCCTTCACCACGTATCCTTTCTATTTGTCGCTGTCCTATCAATGCAGTACAAAGAGAATCCATGCCGCCGTAGTACAACAATTCTCCGAGAGGAGCTTCCCTGATCCGATTCTTCTCATTACTCGAATCAGCCCGCAGGAAGGGAGCCATCTTCATGTTGTAACTGCTGACACCCAGTTGCACAAACGCTTGGAACTTCAAGCTGTTGATATCCTGCCTGTTGTCCAACACGTGGGTGGCCTGCATCCCATCCCACAACCAATTACGGACACCCTTGCCAAACACCCTTCGCGTCCAACGCTCCTCGAATTTGATGTTCCAACCCATCTTGGGAACAGTGGACCACAACAGTCTCTTGGTTGCCTCAACAGCTTCTCCTACCCACGGATAGGAGATCGCATACTCCCCATCGCTCACAGAGCAACTGACAATCTGAGCATCCTCGTGATCTGGCTTCAATCGATCACACTCATAATCAAAAGCCACTGGCGCTCCCCAACGAATGTAATCCTCGACAGCCGCAGCCGCTTGTCGCGAATCATACAAGCATCGTATCCGCTTCCCATACTCCGGAAGACCTCCTGGCCACGGCCTGCCGTACAACTCAGACATCGCCTTCAAATGCTTCCTCCAGAGCAACCCTTCGACTTCGTCCCCTTTCAACTTACGTTGGATGTAGGCTGGATGGTAGACAGGGCACAACCAAGCATTCCATTTCATGTTCGGGATCTGATACCCAAGCCAACGCATCCCAGAACCAACACTAGCAGTCCACGATTGCCCAATCACCTGAGCAATCGCAAACCTGCCTGCCAACAAGATGACACGTGGGTTCGTGTCTTGGATTACCTTGAGTAGATTGGGCAAGCAGTTCTCCAACTCATCGGAAGTTGGGTCCCTGTTCTCAGGCGGCCGACAAACCACTGTGTTGGTTACCCAGCAGTCACGAAAGAAGTTGATGCCGTTCGCTTTCAAAGCCTTCTGCAACAACTGCCCTGACTCGCCAATGAACGGCTTCCCGTGTCTGTCCTCTTCGGCACCAGGCGCCTCCCCAACTACAAGGATGCCCTTGCCCCCTTCCCCTGCCAATGGGATCTTGGGGGTACGACACCCTTTGCTCAGTCCACAGGCACCACACCGCGGGTTGCCTGCGACTACTCTCCGTTGACCTATTTCCTCTGCTGTGAAGAAGCCCATGGTCATTCCTTGATCGCAGTTGTGACGGAGACGTAGACGAACTTCCCAGTGTCCACCTTGATCCGTGTCTTCCCAACAACACACTTGTCCGACTTGGCAGCGATCTCCAACAGCAACCTTGGCTCAATGAGAAACGACAGCTCGATCCCGTCGTACTCGATCTTCTTCTGCTCGCGGTAGCTGCCCAACGGACCCTTACCCTCCAACCGCAACCGTCCCGGAGACAGACTGACAGTGACTTTATTTTCGATCGGATCCTCAGCTGAAAATATCTGAGCCTTGTCGAGAGCCTTGTCAAGGATCTTCGGGAACGATACTTCGTGCCCTTCCACCTCCAAGTGATTTCCAAAGTCTGGGTAGGTTTCCGCATACCTCCTGCAGCACAACACCGACCCAGCAGCGTTCCTGAAATGCAACCAGTTCTCACTCTCACTCCATTCCGTTGTATCGACGGACGTCAACTTCTCCACCGAGTCCTTGACGAGAAGCGCCGACTTCTTGATCTTGGTTTTGAGTGGGTACCGGATCATCTGGAAATCATCAGAGGCCTCCACACAATCTGTGGCAACGTGAACGCAGGTCAACACGAAACGTGATTCGTCGGTACTGCAACACGACGCCACTACTTTCATGGCAGCCAGGAGACCCTTCGGAATTGGTCCCCACTCTCCAGGATCCTCGATGCCTTCGACCGGCAACAGCACTTTCTCCTCCATGTGGATCGTGCCCCGCCGTCCCTTGCCCTTGACCTGCAAGCCAGACTCGACAACACTGATGTCCAACTCGTCCTCGGACATCTTCTGGAGGAGTTCCAACAAGGGCTTCGCTTGAACAGCACCCTCGATCTTCAACGTACAAGCTGTTCTGACAGCCACTTCATCGTTGAACGTGAACACCTCCCCTGCCTTGAAAACGAAGCAGCCACCCTGCTCAATGATCACTCTCTTCGACAACCCTGCGGAGGCTGTCTCCAATTCCTTCAGCAACAACTTGCGATCCACTTTCATTTTTCATTCTCCTTCACTTTCAAATTCGATTCAAAAAGGGGGTGGGCAGGTTGGTTATCGGTTACACGCGATCCATCACCCACCCCCATGTTTCAAGTGCTGAGACAATATGATAATCGGTTACACTCATGTGCTCGTCTCAGCACATAGTTCGAAAAACAGGCACCAAAGGTATCGGTTACAGCTCATCATTCGCCCGTTTGTTTCATTGCGTCCACGCGATCCACAAGTCCTTGAGCAACAACTTTCCGCACAGCAACATCCCGTGCATGTGGGCGTGCATACTCGTTCCGGCCTTGCTCACGTGCTCAGGCCACTTGATCAATCCGCTGGCCTTCGCTTCATCATAGCGAGTTCGATAGGCTCCGTCGTTTTGCTTCACGAGTCCCTCTGCAATCACGAACATGGTCGACCTGCGTCGTCCGCAGTAGCCAAACTCCTCCCACTCGTCTGCGCCCAACGTCCGCGGACGCCACTTCGGAATCTTCCACGTCTTGCCCATGTGTCCGTCGAAGGGTGCGCAACCCATTCGCCTCCACACCTTGGCAGGATTCGCGTAGTTGTCCAAGTCACCCGTCTCTCCGATTATCTTGGCCAGTCCCAAGATCCCGAATCCCTTGACGTCGCTTGCCCAGTCAAACACTGGAAGTGCCTTGGCAGCCTTCACCATCTCTTTCTCAATGTTGTGAATACTCCCCACCAACGGCGCCAACGAACTGGTTAGATCTAAGATTACAAAATCGACTCGCTCTCCGCTGGGCCCGTTCTCCAACACCCCTTTGATGTACTCATCAGATTTCTTGAATTGCTCCTTGCGTTCATCCTCCTCCTGCCCAGCATGGTAACCCATGCTTGTGGCCACGTAGGCACGCCTCCTGTTCTCCATCATCAATTGACTCTTCAGCAAACAACTCCTCTCGCGCTGAAGACCTTGCAACCCTAAGCTCAACACGGACGCCACTGACTTTGACTTCACCAACATCGAATCGCTCCTCAAATAGATGGGCATGATTCTCTTCGGTTACAACTGAACCATCGCCCAAAGTTCAAAAAGACAAACGTCATCTCGGTTACACTTCGCCGATCGTCTGCTCCCATGTTTCAAGTGCTGAGACAATGGGGCGGTCGGTTTCACTTCATCGGGCGTCTAAGCACATTGTGTCCAAAGCAGAGGGGACAAAGGGGGCATCGATTACATTTTCGAAATCGTCCCCTCTGCATGTTTCAAAACGGGCACTCGTCGTATCGGTTACAAGACGATTATCGCCCGTTCGTATTCAACAGCCGGCCTTCTCCAGCTGATACTTTCTCTGGCTTCGCTCCACGATGGAGTTCAACTTCTTCTCGCTCACGACGTCTCGAACAGTCTGATCGTCCGGCACCATCCTTGCCAACTCGTCACACAACATCTTGTTGAACAAGTACCCATTAGCGGCAGCACCGGAATTCTCCGCTGCCCGCTTCAGATCTTTGCCGGTCATGGACCCCAACGTAATGCCGTCGATGTAGTGATCGTACCACGAATTCCTGTGTGCCGTGGACACCGACTTCGTGTTGCCCACGTTCACCTTGGCCTTGCCTCCGTACGCTCCAGATCGCTTCTTCCTGTCCGTATTCGACATGTGCCGGCATTGGTGAATCAAGGCACGCAACTGATCTCGCACCAACGTCCTCACAAACTCGTCGTGATCCGAATGCTTCCAGAATGCACGCTCTGCCACATCCAGTGCCTTGCTGATATCGTCCTTGTATTTCTCCGTCGCGTCTTGAACAATCTGATCAATGAATACCATCACTCTGCTCCCTTTTGATTGCGTCGTATACTTCGCTTCGATGCACCGCAACTTCCTTGGGTGCCTCGATACCTAGCCGCACCTTGTCATGTCCGATTTCAACCACGGTGATGATCACGTCTTCACCGATCCTGATCCGCTCGCCTTTTTTCCTTGACAGTACCAACATCCTTTGCTTTCCTTTCAAATAAACCCTGCAACCGTTTGTTGGGCTTTCCCTTGCGCACTCCGTACCAATAAGACGGCATCACATTCGCAGACTCACCAATCAACTTCTCAGGAGTTGTGTTGCCTGTGTTGCCTCCAGAGAAAAATATCGTCGTCATACCAATCCAAACCTTTCTCGAGGTGTCACTTTTCGTTCTTGAGTTTTCAACCACTTCTCCAACTCAAGGAAGTACCTCAGGTTGGCAATGCACCGTTGCTTGTGCTTGTTCCTCACTCCCTCTTCATTGTCATCCCCGAGCACAAGTCCAATCTTCTCAAACCACATACCTACAGTACGATTCTCCAAGCCAGACAATGAATAATAACCCAACCCTTTCTTTATCCTCACCTTGCCTTCGTTGTTAGATGAAGTAAGAATATATGGGAACACTGAGAAATCAAATTCCTCTCTCCCCTTTGCATAATTCATTCGAAGATGCGGTATCAAGAGCTTCCCATAGCCGGCCAACACGACCCAGGTTGTTGAATCCACTGACGTCCACGAGTACCTCCGTAGCAGAAAGAATGAGGTCATCGCAAAGCCATGCGTCCTAACCTCGGATTGACTGCCTTGCAAGTACGAGAACAACCGATCCGCCCAATCAACGTAGTTGGCTGTCGACACCTCTTGGCCCAAGCCGCCAATCCCGATGTACTGATGCCCATCCTTGAGATACCTCTTCAACCACTTCTGATCTGTACCCCAATGGAACACCGGCAGCGGAACAACACCGTACACTCTCTCCAAATACTTCTGTACCTTCCATGACATCTCAGGATTGAAGATGACGTCCACAGTCACAAAGGCATCCAACCCCTGCCCATACTCCTTGATGAACTCCCCGTACTTGTCAACGTAATCCCAGAAAGCATCGGTCTCGTAGTACCCGAAGCCTGTCCCCTTGTCCGGTCGACCGAAAGCCAACTTGTTGCCCTTCTTCAACACCTCCTCAGTGTAGAGTGTGTGAGCACCTGAATCCAAAATCGCTTTACCGCGGCTCATCGAATTTCCCTCCGAGCAATCCCATCACAACCAACTGCCGCTTCCAAGCAACATCAAAGCGAGTATGGATCCAACTGCGTGCCTCGATCGCTGTCTCTGTCCACAGATCATCCCTGTTCAGCACTCCGATGATCTTCGCAGCAGCAGCCTCCTCATTGAATGCTTGATAGAGATACTCAGACATGTGCCGGAACGTATCTGGGAACGAACGGAAGTATGGGTAGACAGGATACGTCCCTGCCACTGACGCCTCGAGCAATGTCAGAGGAACGAAGTCTTGGAGAGCTGTATTCATCTGCACCTTGGCTTCGGCAACCTCCTGGTAGTACTCCTCCTTGCTCAACCCTTCCCGTACCTCAACAATCCCATCCGCTTCCGCTTGGGCCAATTTCACCAGATTGCTGTGATTGTTCGACCTCACTTTCTGAGACCCTGTGCAGATTACAAATCTCGCCTCCGGTCGCCACCTCTTCACCAACGCAGCCACCCTGAGGAAAAACAGCGGGTTCTTCTCGTCATCCCAACGACTGCTGAACACTACCTTGTCCTGTCGTTTCATTTCCCACGGGCCTCTGCGCCACGGCATTCGTTCCGCTACCTCCTCAGAGCAAAAGGGATGTCCTGAAACGAACACCTTGTCCTCGGGAGCAATGCCACCCCCCACTACCAACTCCTTCAGCAAAGGATGGGCAACGAAGATCCCATCCATCATGGACGCATAACCAACTTCCATTGGTCGCATCCATCTCCGCATCTTGTAAGTGAAGTCGTACTCATCAACAGACTGAGCAAACAGGAACGAGTACACCTTGACCTTCGCCCCAATCTGATCCAACAGGTATGGCAACGCCTCGAGGCCGGGTGTCCAAAAGTCATCCAGGTAGATCACATCTCCATCATGAAACAACCCACGGTCTGCGATCTCGAGGAGTTGCTCGATCTGAGAGAAACAGTACGTCGAACGCGCTACCGCATCCAACACAACCCCAGTCCCGATATAATCCCGCACACGGCGGGTACCGTCGATCCTTTGGTAAGGGATGCCCGCTCGAATCCAATTCCTTTCCAACCAACCAGTGATCGGGGCACTCCACTGCCAAGTGTACCGTTCCTGGAGAGGCTCCAACGGCAGGTAGTACAGCATTGTATCACTCCACGTAAAGGTCTGTCTGAAAGTACGGATCCCTCGTCGACGTCAACCAACAACGTCCAGTGAGATCCTCCCAAATGATTCTGTCGTCCTTGCATGTCTTGAGGTAATCGTACCCACTGACACCAACCCCGATGACAATCGCCCAACTCATGTCATCAAGCAAAGTCCACCCATCATTGAAAGTTGTCTCGTCCACTTCAACAACTGCGTCCATCCCTCTCTTGCCCGCCTCGCGGCAGATGGTGTCCAACGTATCGTGTCGCAGGTTCCTATCGTTCCCTGCTCCGTAATATACGCACGCCACTTCGTACTTGCGCAAACATGCCGACACCCTCTCCGGACTGGCACTCCCAGGGACGAACAGAGTTTGCCTGCCTCGCCACGGACCCTCAGCCTCGATGCCGACGAAACACTTCCCCTTCGTCTCCCACGCTGGATTGCCCCAAGTGACTGTCGCCCCATTCTCTCCATCCTCACTCACCTCAACGAACTCAGCTCCCATACACTCGAGGATCTCGGTAGCAATCATCTCACAAGACTTCTCGAACTGTTGCCCTTGGTAGTCTTCCAATTTCATTGCCAGATCAGCCTTCAACAGAAAAAACTCGATCTCGCGATCCAACTGCTTGACCGCCATGCCCACTTTCACGTGGAAGAGGTGCCGATGGAAGTCCCGCAGGAACTCAACTTCAGAGGGAGCGTCCTTCCAACGATGGAACCCGTAGAACGTATCCGTTACCCACACGATGACTGCCATGACTCACCTCACACACAAAAAATGACATCCATTCGGGACGATCTTCACTTGGCAAATGTAAATTGACTTTACTTCATTCCCCTCACACTGATTTCTGTGGCACTCCAAAAGACTTTCCAAAGATGGACTATGAGACGAAGCCATTGTCAAAAACAAACCTTTTCCCTCGTCTTTCTCAGAAAAGGTGTAACCCCTCCAATTATTAAGCAAAGCGAACCCAAATATACCGTCCTCTGATTCATCACTCTGAAAAGAAACACTGTTCCCAAATCGCCACCCCACAAGATCAACAAGCCATTTATACACCATGATCTGAATAGACTTGGGAGAGCCGTTGAAATGACTCAACCATACTCTTGCCGCTTCTGGTTGATCGACAAATTCCCCCTCCCCACAAGAATTCTTTCTTGTTTTTGAAATCTTTTCCTCACCTAATTCCAACTCCCACCCAATGTACTTCATACCTCACCTCACCATTGAAAGAAATTCCTGCCGAGCTTGGCTGCTGGAATCCTTGAACACCCCAGTCAAGCTCGAAGTAACCATTACCGAGTGTTGCTTGCCGACTCCGCGTCCAGTCATGCACAAGTGCTTCGCTTCCAACACACAAGCCGATCCCTTGGGCTGGAGGCTCGTGTCCAATGCTGCAGTCACCTGCTCACACAACCGCTCCTGGATTTGGAGTCGACGAGCAAACACTTCCAACAGCCGCACCAACTTCGACACACCCACTACCCGACCATTCGGGATGTAGGCAATGTGAGCCTTGCCAAAGAACGGCAGCATGTGGTGCTCACATGTAGAATAGAACTCCACGTCCTTCACCACTACCATTTCATCGCATGAGTCCTCCTTGAACGTCTTGATAACAGAACCAGGATCAACAGAGTAGCCACTGAACAGCTCTGCGTAAGAGCGAACCACCCTCGCGGGAGTCTCCGCCAACCCTTCACGAGTAGGGTCGTCCCCGATGTACTGGAGGAGCCGTCGCACATTCTCTTCCGGACCGGTATCCCCCATCGCATTGTCCCACGGGAAGTGTACCCACCCAGGACTCACTTTCTCGTACAGAGCGAAGAAGGGCTTCTCCCCATGCACCCGGCACGTACGCAACCTTGTGTTCCCGCTGTCGATGATATCATCGACGTACGCTGTAGCCTCCTGTGGAGTGTCGACCAGATGCACGAACTTCTTCTGAAGAGACGCTGCCGACTGAACCATCAGAGCAGCGAAGACCCCAGCTCTTGGGATCGGGTAGATACACGACTCCCTGTCCGACGGCAGCTGACAAGCTACCTTGATGGCCAACAACCCGACATCGCCCCAAGTCAATTGTACTTCATTCATGCCAACCCCACTATCTTGTGAACCTGCAGACACAAACGGTATCCAAACTTCCTACACACCCTGACTGCCTCTGTGAGGTTTGCACGATCAGAGACATCCCCGTTGTCCATTGGTTGGATGAAAATCTTGTCCGTACGGAAACCTCTAGGAGGTCGTGCTACATGGCAATCCTTCCCCAACACACGCAGGGGCAGCCCATCCTCGTCCGCAGTGTACCCAGACTCCACTACGTACTTGTACGCTCCGCAATTCAAAACCGCTGCCTCCACATCCGGACTGATCTTGGTTGTCTTTGGGGAACAAACAGTTGTCACAAACCAAGGGATAGTGAAAGGACAAGACACCCCATTCGTCTCCAACTGAATCTCTCGTGCCGAGAGACTGTGGAACAACTGGAGGCATGCCGACTGCCTCAGAGGCTCGCCGCCTGTGATGACCACCAAGTCAGAAGTTCCTCGTACATGCCAGACCTTGCGGACAACCTCCTCTACCGTCCACAGCCTCCGACCACAAGTGTAGTTGGTATCACAACCAGGACACTGGAGAGTACACCCAGCAAGTCTGATGAAGACTGCCGGCGTCCCTGCAAATGGACCCTCCCCTTGAATCGTATTCCAGATGTCAATGACATCGAGTTCCAGGACGAAGGCAGCCCCTTCTGCTTTTTGGTTGTTCATTCGCTTGGGTACTCCGCGTAGCAGTTGGGGGTCTCGTACAACCGCACCTTCTTCACTACCAGGTACTGAGGCAGAAGAATCTCCGCTGTCTTGAACAGCACTTCCACCATGACCTCAGCCGTCGGATTGCTCTCCTTCGGCATCAAGAAAGGCTCCCTCCCCACAAGGCACAACCTCGCTTCGTCATCCTCGAGAGCCAACGGATCATTGCTGTTCAGCAACATGTTGTGATCCCAGTTCTCGTCGATCCAGCCTCCGATGATCTTCTTGACGAGACCGAAGTCGATGACCCGTCCCACATGATCGAGACCAGCTGACCAGACAGTCACCTCTGCGACGTAGCGATGACCATGAAGGTTCCGGCACTTCCCTTCGTGCCCAAGAACTCGATGACCCGAGTCCCATTCCAACTTGCGAGTGATTGTAGGCATCAGTTTTCTCCTTGCCCTCTCGGGGTGACACCGAGCGCCTCCCCGATTCAAACAACAACCACACATCACACAACAACGATCTTGTCGTCGTCGACCTTGACGAATCCCTTGTCGACCAAGAACTTGATATGGCCGGCGATGCGAGCAAGACCGAGGCCGGTCTCCTCACAAATCTGCTTGCGGGTCTTCCCCTTCTTCCCGAGCACTGCATTGATCGTGGCAGCCTGGGACCCGACACGATTGGAAAACGCATCGCGAGCGACTGCGCCCTTCGCCTTCTTCTCCGGCTTGGCTCTCGCCGGCACCTTCTCGTCCTCGTCCCCTTCATCCTCGTCCCCAGCCTCCTCTTCCTCTTCATCGTCAGCCTCAGGCTCCGGCTTGGCCTTCTTCTCCGGCTTGGCCTTCTTCTCCGGCTTGGCCGCAACGGGCTGCTCCTCTTTCTCTTCTCCCGAGACGATTTCGACGTCGCCCTTGGACTTGGCAACCTTCGCGAGGGTCTTGTTCAGCTTCTCCGCATTCTCCGCGTCCTCCGGCACCGCAATGCCCCCGTCCGCAACCATCGTAGCCAGTTCCTGCAGCTTGATGATCATCCGTTGCTTGTCCCACTTGGCTGCCGTCTTGAAACCAAGTCCAACACACAGGGCCACTGCATCTCGCCGCGTGATCGTAACACTACTCATGTTCATTCTCCTTTCGAGAATCATTTGTGAAGTGGGTCAACCGACCCGTTCCTCTTTCAACCTATTATAGGTTTCAAAATTCGTATTTCAAATTTTTCTAGTCCGCTGCCCGCACCGCCGGATCATACCACTCCCAACAACCAGCGACAATGACTTGATCCATCTCACTGTAACGGCCTTCACGCCGCACCACCCAGTTCAACTTGGTGACCCCTGCCTCTCGATCCTTGACCGACACGTTGATGCCTACCATGCCGTTCACATGTGCCAACTTGGTCTTGCGTCCACTGAAGTGTTGCTTCTTGAGAACCGTGGCCTTGTCCCCGTACGCAGCCGCCGAAGCCTGAGTGGCCGTCACAACCAAACAGTGATTCTCTTGACTCAACCTTCGCAGTTGCTTCCACGTCTCATCGATCTGATCCAGTGTATCCTTCACGCCTGGCGGAGCTGCTAGGATGTCAGCGTAGTCAATCACAATGACATCAGGCACCCACCCATCCTCCCGTTCCCAGTCAGCCAACTCAGAAGCCAAGGCCACTACCGACGCAGTGCCATTGGGGTAGGCAGCCAAACGGAGTCTGTCCACCCCACGACTCAACCGCTGTACAGCTTTGAACGCTGCGGAAACTGTAACCGGTCTTTTGAAATTACGGGTCTTCGTTTCAACTTCGTAGTTGCCATCCTCTCCCTTGATGATCGAAATAGGCACCTTCACCTGCTGCCTGAAATTCTCTTGACCTGGCTGCCGAGCTACTCGAGAACCGAGCCTTCGCATCACCTGATCTTGACTGTTGTCTCCTACATCAAAGTACGCCACACGATTTCGATTCCTCAGAGCACGCACAGCCAGGTCCAACAAGAACACACTCTTCCCTGTCTTGTCCGGAGCCATGAACCCGATCAATGTATCCCGCTGCAACCAATCCCCTAGAAAATTCTGGAGCCTCCCTGGGTACGTGACCAACGGTCGCTGTCGATCAATATCGAATGCCTTCCGCCACGCATCCCAATCCTCAGCCACCTTGACCATCGAATGACTCGACAGCCGCACCCGCGACAACTTCGTCAGCACTGCCTCGGCTTCAACCACCTTGCCAACTTCCAACAGCTCTTCAACCCGCTCCATCGCAGCCTTCAAACGAACTGTATTGAAATACCTGTCAGCTTGGTCCAACACGTAATCAGAATTGATAGACTCCTGTTCCGCTCGTGACCGTTCCTCATCAGCCACTGTCAGAAACGTCTCAACCCCTCGCACTGTCTCATCTGGAGCCTTGGTTGTTGTTGCCCAATCGTTGTACAGCGAACGAAGCTGTCCATTCGGAGGCTCACCATACTTCCGCAAGTGTTCAACACACCAACCCCCAACCAAGTTGGCCCAAGGCGCATCGAACAGCCCACTCCCATCAGTCGGCCACTGGCTAGCTATCCGACTGCACACCGTTCGATCAACCACCATCCCCGCGAGGATCGCTCGAAGACCTGACCCATCATACCGTTTGAACTTCATTCTTCACTGCCTCCTGAATTAACGAACGTTGTAGTCAACGCATCGGATTTCTCACCCAGAGCTTCCAGAGCATCTTTCAACATACTCGGAGAAGCCGGCTCCCAATCGTTCAAAAACCCTTCTTCAATCAACCAAGCGAATACTTTCTTGCGGAGAGCCATCTTCTGTTTGTGAGCATCTGTTTTACGTCCCATGTCTGAAACTATTCGACTGCCTCCTTTGATTTTGTCTTTCCAACGAGCGGCTACCAGCTTCTCCCACTTGTCACGAAACGACTGAGCAGAGAATGCTTGAACATCATACTCTCCTCCGATGTGAGTTGAGTACCACTTGATCGTCTCACCAATCTCTCGCTTCGGAATCCCATCGGTAGTACGCATTGTTCGAAAGACACCTGCCCATTTTTTACGATCCATCCGTTTGTTGACCTTCACGACAGATGATATCACCTTGTTCAACTCATCGACAGCTCGGTAGTCCCAGTCAGTAGGTTCGGTTTTTTTCTTAGAAGAATTACTCACAAGGTCAGAGGCGGCAGCCTCGGACATAGTATTTTTCTTCTCTTTCTTATTAGTTTCTTTCTCTGTACGATCCCTAACACTTAGGGATCCCTCCCTAACACTTAGGGATCTGGCCATTAGATCCTTGGGTGCTGTTTTTGACATCCTCGGAGTATAGAATTTCTTGATGCGACCCTTGTCGTTGTCGTCAATTTCAACGATCAAATAACCGTGGTCGGCCGCTCTTCTCAACCCATCTGTCACTGAAGATTGGCTGAGACCAGTGCCGTGGTCCATCCGTATGCCGTCCTTCTTCATCCGTCCGTGTATAAACTCGTCGAGGGTGATCTTCTTGCTTTGCCCGTACTCGTGAAATCCCCAAGTGTGCCGGAGGATGTACAAAACGATTTTCATCTCAGACATGGACGTCATGCCGTGCATGATGTCCGTCCATTCGTTGGGCAGCTTGAACCAGTTTTGTTGAGGAACATCAAAACCTTTGAATGATTCAGACATGTCTCATCTCCGTAGACGAAAAAAGCCCACTTCGATTTGCGGTCGAAGTGGGCTCAGGGTTCAAACGAGTCGTTCCTGGAGCACCGACCAAGGTACAGGAGAACTCGTTTGGTTGTCGATTTGTGATGTAATGTTTCATGGGTCGATGCTCACTACTCCTTCTGCTTCACCTAGCCGCAACTAGGAAGAAGCCTCTCCTCCGCCCTCATTATAGGGGCCGGCCAGTGCTTGTCTACGGAGCCAGGAATTTGCGTCTGATGTCTTCGATCTCCCCACGCTCTGCTTCAGCTGGGTCCTTGCCTGTCTCCAGTTCCACTACGTAGGTCTCGCCCGGATACTGTCGAAGCACCTTGGCGAGACGTTTGGCACGATGCAAAGCTGCTGGCTCATTATCGCAACAGATGGTACGCAGTGGGTGCCTGCCGATCCGTTCAACCTGTTCAGCTGTTGTCTGCAGTCCCATGATGGCTACGGCTCCAGGTCCGATCGCCCACACGTCCAACGGACCCTCGACGACAACGATTGCCGAGCCAGTCTTGTCCTCTCCGTAGAGGAGCGTCTTGTGATTGACTGCCTCTTGATCCGGTGCCGCTGAAACGTAGCGAGCCTCCGTCGTTCCGATCGCACGTGTGGTCCAGCTGACCACCACGCCAGCCAGTGTGATCGGGATCCACAACCGCCAGGCCAACTGCCCAAGTGGACCTGTAGCCATCACACCCCACAGAGGGGGGGTAATTTCGGGGTCGAATCCCCGCCCCTCTAAATACCGTCTGTACGCCCCTCTAACAGCCTCTAGCCCTTTGGGTATAAATACCCGCCCCGGCCCCTCAGACGGCGTTACAAACCCGTTTAGACCGGTTGGTTGCGGGAATAGCCCGGTCTGGGATCCCGCACGGGCGTTTTGGGGGTCTTGAGACCCGCTCGGGGGTATATCCCGCCCCCGTCCCCGTACCCTCGTCTGAGGGCCCGCTAGGGGCTGTGCAGACGGGACTATACGCTGGCGGACTTCGGACCAGGACAGCCCCGTGAGCTGCCCCAACAAGTCGAACGGTCGTAGCCCCCCACACTGCCAACAAGCCGCCCGGCTGAGGTCCTCCCGGATGCCAGCGTGGAAGCGACCGGACCTGGGACCGCAGCGCGGACAGTCCACACCCACCCAGCCAGGACGGACGTGCTTGTGGGTGCCGCCTTCCTTGTAAGGGATGTTGTACTGCTGGAGGAACTCAATCAGACCGACCATCGTACATCGCCTTTGCGAACTCGTCGAACACGTCCAATTCGTTTTTGACTTGGCCCCCGTCAAGCACGGCTGAGAGAACCTCCTGCTTCCGACTTATTATCCGACACCGCTTCTCTTCCACCGTGTCCCGTGCGACGAGGTAGTAGATGTTCACACACTGCTTCTGCCCGATGCGATGGGCACGGTCTTCGGCTTGGGCGACAGCTCCTGGTTGCCACGGCAGTTCGGTGAACACCACAGAGGATGCAGCAGTCAGGTTCAGTCCCACTCCAGCTGCTTGGACATTCCCGATCAACACCCGCGTGTTCGTGTCTGTCTGAAATTGTTGTACAGCTGTGTTCCGTTCCTTCCCCGAAACGGATCCGTCGATGACGACCAACGCGGTAGTGATCCTTCGTTGAAGAGCTTCGATCATTTTCCGATGCACTGCGAACACAATCAGTTTGCCTTCGCTGTCATTCAACCATTCGTTGATCCAATCGACTACCGACTTGCACTTCAACTGAGCTGCCAGACGAAGAAGGTAGCCAGCTCTTGTGACGGCCTCTGCTCGAATAGCTCGCAGTGCAGCCTGCGGATCCTTCTCTCGCAACCACGCAATGAAATCTTCTTCGGCTGCTCGGTACGTCGATTCGTTCCTCAAGTCCACTGGTACCACTTGGCGGATCTTGGCCGGCAACTCAGCCAACACATCTTCCTTCCGTCGCCTCACCATGCACGTGTCCGTGAGCAGCTTATTCAATTCCTTCGTCTTCGTGGCACCCTTGAACTCCCATCCCCAGTGGCCTCGCTTGCCAGCACAGTATTTCAACCCGTACGAAAATCGACTTGGGAAGATGTCGGGTTGCAGGATGTTCAAAGTCGGGAAGAGTTCGATCGGGCGATTGACCAGCGGCGTCCCGCTGAGAGCCAACACGTGCGGAACTCCCTTGCAGAGCTTGGCTACGTTTCTTGTTCGCTTGGCCTTCGGGTTCAAGATGTATTGACACTCGTCGAGGATGATCAGAGACGGCTTGAGTTTCTTGAGTGCTCCCAGCCAGCCGCCGAGGATATCGTAGTTGATGACGACAACCCGACCAGACAATCGTTCAGACTTCATGCTCTCACACACGTGAGCTTTCCACCTGAGGACCTTCTTCACTTCCGCCTGCCACTGCCATTTGACTGAGGACGGACAGACGACGACGACCGGGACTGTCTTGTTCCTGGACGCGTACCAGAGGCTGATCGCCGACTTGCCAAGACCCATGCTACACGAAAAAAGCGTCCGCCCACCGAATGACTCGGCAGCACGGACGCACTCGTTTTGAAATGGGAAAGGCTTCACGCCTCCACCTCCGCTTGTTTCTCTGAGGTCCAGAAGGATGGGTCGTCGAAGTTCTCGTACGTGCGCATCAACCCACGCCTGTCCTCTTCAGCCTCGGCTCGGTCTTTGTACGGTCCGTAGGGACCCGCTTCTTCGTCCCCTACGATCCACCAGTGCCGGCCGAGGCGTTTGGTTTTCAATTTCATATTCATATACGGTGCTTCGCAACCAGTCTCCCCATCTGCAGGTGTCGAAAACCGTAGTGACTGGAATCGGATGCCCACTCAACAAGTGTGGCCACCATCTCATCATTCCACCCGGCTTTGAAGAGGTCGGCCAGGAAACCAGAGATCTCCTCTTCTACTGTACACGTCCGCTCCCAGAGATGTCCGACATCAAACAGGGATTGAAGATGATTCCTCACCTTGGTAGGATCGTGTAAATCAAATTGGTACTGAACCTGTGACATGCTTCCCTTCCTTTCACTCCAATGCTTTCCTGATCTCTGAAAACGATTCAGACATTCTAGCCACTGACCAACCGATGGATCCGAGTTGGTGTTGCAGACCTCCCCGCAGCACCGACCCAATGTCCTTGTGATGTAACAAGTTGTACACCTCCAAGGGCGACTCTACTATCATTGTAACGACTGTCCTTGCATCGTAACTCAACTCGGACACGAATTCATCAAAATCAAAATGACAGCGGCACGAGACGGTGTTCACATCAACGTCTTCTCTGTGCAACTGATCAGTCGACTTTCTGATCTCGTGGAGTACAGCTCCTTTGATCTTCCAGTACAGCCACGTGGAGAACGCCGTGCCCTGCGAGGCGTCATAGGACGTGAAGGCATCCATGAATGCCCCGTTGGCCGCGGACGCATAGTCTTCCCAGTCTCCTCCGTATCGTCGTGCTGCCTGCCACGACATCTTGTAAATCAATTTTTCGACGTCTCGGTACGTCTCGTCTGCAGAATGCAAATTGTGATTCATGGCGATCATCTCAACTTCCTTTTCAATCAACGATCCATCCGTCCGCCACCATGTCATCGAACGACGCGTATTCGTAAACTGCTTCGGCCTTCTCTTTGGCCATGCTGAAGTTCATGCCGGAGATGGAAAACATGTTCACCACGAGCACGGTGGGCTTGCCGGCCCACACGATGCCGCAGGTGGGCCACGTATTTTGCTTGTCCTTCTCGTAGCGCTTCACTGGACAGACCGGGAATGCGGGCCACTCGTCGTGATGCTTCAAAAAGAATGCGTCGTCAATTTCTCTTGCCATCGGTGCTCCCTTTCGTGTTTGAATCAAGTCAACATGTGCCTGTCACTTTTGTCCATCCAGTGAATGGCTCCGACGTATCCGGCCACCAAGTCGTAGCGGCGGAACCAAGCCTGGATGCAACTCGGGTCTTCCTCGTACAGGTTCTCCAAGAGCCGGTCGAGGAAGACTCCGTTCATGGACGCGTTCCAGCCCACTGAATAAAGTGGGCTGATGTATTTGACATGAGCGTACTGCATTGAACACCTCCTAGTGTTGGTGGCCGTCCTCCACTTCGTGGAGTGCAGCCCCGACGTGGATGTGGGTCTTCGAATGGCTTCGCTTCGACTTCACAACCACTGTGCCGCCCATCAGCTCGCTCAAGTACCTCACGAAGTCGTCGGCCGACTTGTGCACAGTCGGATCGAACGAATCGCTGTCGACGCTGATCGTTCCGTCTTCCAGGATTTCAATTTTGAATTCGTTCTTCATCATCCACCTACCATTTCACCTTGGTGACAGTTGCTTGGTTTCCCTGGAGCTTCACGCCCCACCACATCTTCTTTGCTGCAGCCTTGACGCACTCCTTGGAGTATGCCCGCTTCAGCTCGTTCAACCTGCCCTGGCTGCCGTCAGCCACAACGGCTGTCCCAGCCTTCAAGTCCAGGACAATCTCTCCCCATTCGAAGGTGATGGTCCTGTCCCCCTTGTCCGTCACCTGCAAACCGGATGCTCTGATTGCGTCATCCAGCAACCTGCGATTTTCTACCTTGAACTCGACGTTCATCGTTCTGACTTCGTAGCACGGCATTGCATGTCCCCTTATTCATCGAAACCGAAAGCCCTGGTGGGCATGTACTTCAACAACCCTTCCAATCGTTCCCCGACCTTCTCGAGACCCGACTTCACTTGGACACGCACGTCATCCATGTCGCGGAAGTCATCTGCCGACTTGCCTGCCAACAACTTCGTAGCTCGTTCAGCCAGCTTCATCAGCTCCTTGTCGTCCACTACCAACCGAGCGGGTAACAACTCCATCCATTCTTTGAAGCCATCCAACGCTTGGTCTTGGAACCCTCGCTTCTTCCCGTCCTTCCGTTCCCCAAGCATCCCAGCCAGCTTCTGGACCAGTCCCAACAGTCCTGCCCGCAAGGCTGCTTTGATCTCGACGATCGCTTGCTCGATCTCAGCACTCTGGTTGATCTCGTCTGGACGTGCTGGGCTGAAGTTGAGTACCATCCGCTCGATCGAGAATCGTTTTTTCATCGACTCAGGAGAGGGGTAGTTCGACGCATCGAAATGGCTGCCAAGCTTCTCCTTCCATTGCTCGATCAACTGAGGGTACTCAGCGATGAACTCAGCCACTGCCTCCTTGTACTCGGAGATCGTTTCTTGCAACTTGGCTTCCACACTGTCGAGCAAGGCAAGCGGGATCAAGTACGTCCCTTCCTTCAGCGGACTGGGCACTGCACGACTGTTCAACCAGTTGCGTGTCTTGACCGCGATGCGAATGCACTTGCGATAATTTTCACTGTCGAAGATCCGCTTGGTCAACACCAGTTCCTTTTTGTCTGCGTCGGTCTGGATGGACTCCTTGTTGGCGTGGCGGCTGCGGCCCGGCATGTGGAACGTAATGGACAGGCACGTGGTCTTTTCAAATATGCTACTCATCGATTCGATCCTTGTGTATGGAGTACCTTCGGGTTCTTGCCCGCCTTGTCCTTCTGGACATAAAACCGACGGGCTTCGTACGGACTAGAAAACAACTTCCGCTGCCTCGCAGCCCTCACATCATACTCGATGATGACAGAGGGCTGCCTGTTTGAAATCGCACTCATCCCAATTTCCTTCCAGCCTTCGCTTTCTCAGGAATCTTGTACGTTCCGAATTCACTGGCCGAGATGTACCGACCGGCTGCTTCCTTACGCAGGCGTTCGATCCGCTCGGGGTCTGCCTTCGCAACTGGCACCACGAACTGTGCCGCATTAACCAAAGACACTTTTCGCTCCCACGCACCCTGGCAGCAAGAACGAATTTCAGCACCCGTCCAATCCTTGTCGTCTGGCAAGTCTGCGTCGGAATCCTCTTCCAAATTGTACTGCTTGATGTAGTGGTCCCAGATGACCTGACGTTCGTCCTCAGTGGGCAAGTCGAAGAAGAACGTGCCTGCTGTGAACCGCCGTCGCAACTCAGGTGGCAGGTTCGCGATGGCGTTGCACGTTGCTACGAACAGTGGGCGATCGTTGCTCACCGCTGTGATCACTTTCATCGCGGAGCGGATTCGCTGCTCGCTCGATCCAACCAGCGAGGACTTCATCGCGTTGGTGTCGAGGGCGATGGTCGGCACTCCGGCCTCGGAGCCCAGTGCCTTGCCGAGCATACTCTTGCCAGCACCCGGGTGACCCACGAAGATCATTCCGCTCACGTTGTGATCCTGCATGTAGGTCAACAGAACTTGAAGGAATCCTTGGCTGACACCGCTCGTGTCTGACCCAGTGCTTCCCGCCATCAACTTCTCGATCTCGTCGATGAAGACCACTGCACCGTATCGTTTGCGGCCCTGGATCAACTGCGAGCAATACTGCTTGGCGTTTTCCAGTCCGCCGATGTCGTCGAACTTCTCCCCGCCCCTCCAACAACTGAGTCCCGGAGTGTCTTCGATCATGGACCGCTTCACCTCCCACAGGTGGTCGAGGTCGAAGCCAGTCGCCCTCACGGACATGGCCACTGCCTGTTCCGCCGGAAAGGCTGCGAGTCCCTGAATTGCTTCGACCGCACGGCCAATCGTACTTTCCTTCGCCTTCGGCCGATCGGAGACAGATTTGCAAGCAGCCTCGTCCAGCGACCGTACGATTGCTTCCAGTTCTTCCTTGCCAGGCAGTTCCTCGTCGAGGGTCACCACGTCTCCCTCCAGTTCGGCCGGCACCACAGAATCCCGACCCAACAGGATCAAGGTTCGCCGGTCTTGCTTGAACTGGTCCCGCAGGTTCCACACGCCCTGGATCCAGGGCAGTCCGGCTGCCTCGGCAACCTTCGCGGCGTTGTGCACGAAGAGCATGGTGCGCTCCGGCAACTTCGCAGCCTCGTCGAGCATGCCCAGCGGGTTGCCCACGGTGTTGTCCGCCTGGATGAATCCCATCGCGTCTTGCCCGGCTTCGTTCACGGGCATGACCCCGCGTTGCACGTCCCACATGATGATCGGGGACGAGTTGATTTCTTTCGCCACGGCTTGCACCGTCGCGGCCGCATCCGGAGTTCCGATCGCCACCAAGGGTACCCCGGCTCGTCGTGCATGCTTCAATTGTTCAATCGTATTCATTGGTCAATGCTCCTCAAAAGTTGAACGTAGTGCAGATGTACAGGTCGATCCAATACTGGATGGCCGACACGATTGCGACGGCCACCACGAACTTGATCAGCTTCGGCAACATGGTCGTTTCCTTTCAACCAATCGGACCCTCGTGGTTGATGCTGGCGTCTCGCATCTGTGCTTGGCCCTGTTCGAATTCCTTGTAGCACTTGTTGTGGACGATGCCAATCATGTCGCAGCGAACGGGCTCGTCTTTCAAGATGCCCTTGCCGCACAGGGTGCAGTCGGGATGCTGCTTGGGTTCTCGGCAACGACACTTACGAAGCGGTCTGAGCGGAACATCGTCGGCGTGCCGTGGTGCGCCATCGTCAAGATTGCCGTCGGTTACTGACTCGAATCTCGGTGCAACTTTCTTCTTCATCGTCAGGTTCCTTTAAAGCCAACTTGAATCAACTCGATCATTCGTGCTCCATCGAAGTTCAGTGTGCCGAAGGGTCGAGCCCCCAATGGCTTCGCGAACAGTTGGCAGATGATGCGGCGGTTCTACACATCCTAAACCATTGAGATGATCAAGGTGATGAGCGAACTCGTGGGCTTGAGTTTCCAGTGAATCAGAAAAGCTTAAGCTGTGGTCGATGATGATACGTGCTTGGTCGTCCATGCCGTTGGAGTTTTTGAAGAAGTGCTGTGGGAAGTACAGTCCGTTGGTTCGTCTACCCGCAGTGCCGATGCTGGTCTTTGGTGCACATACACCAAAGATGCTTGAGAGTCTCTTGATGTTGCGTTGCAGTTTTTGGGTCTTGGTCATTGTCTTGCTCCTCATTTTGAATTCGGGTCTTGAAAACTACCAACTGTGATACTGATGGCGAATGGCGTCCCACACGGCCGACTCGTCGTTGTCGTACTTCGAAGTGCTGACGGACGAGAAAGAATGGGATGACGCGTTCGTGTAGGTGTAGGCCGATTCCACCTTGCGGATCTTCTTGCGCTCTTCTCCCTTGTCACGAGGAGAATCCCAATCGTAGTCTTCGACGTCCCTACAGACCACGATCAGCTTTTCCCACCCACCCTTGCGATCCACGTACGCCAGATGCACGGGCATGTTCACGACGTAGAACCGAGTGCCGTCCGGCATGAGTTCCACGTGGCTTCCGAGGCAGAACAAATTGTCGTGAGCCAGCATCGCTTCCTTCACCTCGGCCAACTGCTTGGCGATCTCGATCTCGCGTTCGTTCCGCTGCTTGGCACGCTCGGCTTGCTTGGAAGAAGGTCGTTCGACTACGATAGGGAAGAAGACTGTCACGTACCTCGAAGTGGAGCTCATGAGCGCCGTCTCACGCTCAAGCAATTCGATGCGGCGTGCATCCATCTCAGCTCGCACCTCCGGGGTGTCGATGTACACGCGTTGGTCCTTGCCAGAATATCGCGGGCACTTGTACAGCTCGTGGCCCTGCGTTCCCGGTCCCCAACTCAGGACCTTCGCAAACGGTCCGGCGACCGTCTCGTCGTCGAAGCGAACGGTGAACGTGGCCTTCGTGGTCTTCGACACCACGCATGCCCGGTACTGCTTGGTGCTGCTGGGCACGAAGATCATCCTGCAACCGACACTGATTTCATTCGTCGTGGTCATTGGTCTTGCTCCTCGTTTCGGGTTTCGTCTCAGCGGACAGAAAGAACTTGTTCTGCGTAGCACCATTGGCCTCCGCCAGTGGCCGTCTTGTAGTCGATGACTGGCTCGCCATCTTTCTCACCAAACCCCGCAATGGTCCCGGACTGGATTTCTCCGAACCATGTTCGCACTTCGATCTTGTCGCCGCGCTTCGCGTCGGACAGTTTCTTACTCATCGTCTTGCTCCTTGGAATGGGTTTCGTCGTGACTCATCAGACGTGGCTACGAATGCCACGTGACCCGGACAGTATTGTTCACTGCGTGAGGCATCGTTCCCGATCCTCGTGACGCAGCACTGTCTTGGCGATCCACTCCAGGTGCCGTCGCACCTCGTGCTTCCTGGACGAGACTGTTGCTGTGTGTGCTCTGTGCTTTCGCTTAGGCTGCCCTTCCGGGCGAACAGTCCCCCGCGTCATCCTGCGGTAGGTTGGGTATGGGTCCGGTAGCGTATCTGCTGCGGAGTGGATCTTGGTTGCTTTCCCACCGTGTGCAAGAAGTGCATCACGTTCTGGGGGACCGGTCTGCGTTCGGTGCCTGTTGGCTTCGGGTAGGAGTTGAACCTCGCGGTTGAACTGTGGCTACCGTATTTTCTAGGGCCGTATATCGCCTTATCGACCAGTGCCGTCTCAAGTTGTCAAAGAGCAAACCTACACCCAAAATATAGCCTCTAGGCTGTACCCCGTCAAGCGGGAATATAGTCGTCTGTTTTTTGGGGTGTTCTGCGGGACCTCTAAGTCCTTGTAAAATAAGGACTTACGTCGGGTAGAGGGGGTGATTTCCCGGGAATTAGGCTGGGATCAAAAACGGGGCGAAACTTCCAGCTGAGGATGCCCCCGCGGGAATCCCCTGCGCAGGGGCCCTAGCGGGGTTTGTGTGGGGTCCTCAGACGGGACTCGTCTTCTTACCCGACCTCCTCGTCTGAGGCGGTTACAGACGAGGGTAGGGGCCCGCCAAACGCGAGCCAGTCAGGGGACACGGAGAGGCTGGCAGCCAGTCGCTGGATGGTAGCCAACTTTGAATTCGTTTCGCCTATCTCCCAACGGGATACGATGGACTGCTTGACGCCGAGCACTTCTGCAAACTGCTTTTGGCTCAGCCCACGGCACAAGCGGGCCTGTCGTAATCGTTTTCCGAACGTGTTCAATTGTGTCGTAGGCATGATGCTCCTCCCAAGTTATTATAGTGCCTCCAAAAGTCCCAGCCCCTGCAACACACAACACTGCTTGGAGCGAAAGCAATCTCGGTGGAGGGGCTGGGCTCTGGATCGATCAAGGCATGACAGCGAGTTGCAGCAACCTCGCGATCTCTTGAACGCGGTGCTCCGTCATGTCAGGATGCACGGGCAAGTACAGAACATGCTCACTCCAGTATAGAGCATTTCGATAAACGATGTGCCCTTCGGGTTGTCGATACTCCTCTTGCAAGCTCATGGGCTTGAAGCCCACGCGTGCAGCGACCCCGAACCTGTTCAACGCCGTGACCACTGCAAAGGCATTTGCATGGGGAACCTTCACGTCGTAGACCCAGCAGACCTCACGCGGAGGCATGTGCCATTCAGATGGAACGTACTGGTTGTACCACGCTTCAATCTGAGCACGTTGCAGGAGGTGCAAGTCAGCATCTGACAAGCTGTTGAGAATCAACGCAGCGTTCACGTTCGAGAGGCGTCCATTGATCCCGCGTGGCACGTGGAAGAAGTCATGCTTGTCAGTGAAGCCCTGGCAGCGGAGCACACGAGCAAGAGCAGCACGCTCAGGATTTGCGAAGGCGATCATACCGCCCTCTTCTCCGTGTACGATCTTGTTGGAGTAGAAGCTCCAGCATGAAGCGTCGGCCAGGCCGCTGAGAGTACCGCCATGGAACTCGGCGCAGTCTTCGACGATCATCAAGTCGTTGTCTCTTGCGATCCTGTTTAGAAGTTTCATGTTGCATGCCCGGCCATACACATGCACAGGCAAGATAACTCGCGTGTTCGAGGTAATTAGTTGAGTACATGCTACGGGATCCATGAGGAGGGAATCGTTGCAGTCAACAAACACGGGTCTGAGTCCGGCCATGGTCACGGCACGAGCGCAGGCCACCATCGTGAACTCCGGCACCAGCACCTCGCTCCCTGGCGGAAGCTGTAGGCTTTCGAGAGCAAGGTGCAGTGCCGAAGATCCTGAGGAGCAGGCCACCGTGTTGTGAACACGGGCCCATGCTCCAAATTCCTTTTCCAACAGTTGGTAGGTTTCCATCTTAGAACTTCCAGAAGATGTAGTTACAAACATTCTCTCCGGGAATGATCCTCGCCACTTCTCGCATGCTATAGAGGGAGAGAAATGCCCGGATATCATCTATCATTTCGTCGAAGGCTTCAACCAGGATCACGTCGAACGAACCAGCCTCCAACAATTGTCTGGCACCCTTCAATGCCACCAACTCTGCTCGCTCAATGTCGATCCACAAAGCGATTGACTTCTCCTCAGCGGGATGGAACATGGAATCCAATGTAGCCGTGGGTACCGTGTGGGACTGACCTGGATCTTGTTCCAACCAATTCTCGGTGAGACCTTGACCCATCCGACTACCTCGACCTCCATTACCCGTAAACTCGAAGAACGAATGCTCTCCGATCTTATCCCACAACGCCACGGGATAGAGCATACCCGGGAAGTTGACCCGCTGTTGGTACTTGAAGAATTCTCGGTGGGGTTCGAATCCCGTAACCAGCACATTGGGAAAGACTTCGTGGAACAGCTGGGCTTCATCACCATCAGCGGGTCCACCCAAGATGAACTGTTTCACACACGGTCTCACGAAGGGAAAGAACTTGCGAACTTGACCCGATTCGTAGATGTCATTTTCCATATCACCATCCCCAGCTGCAATGAGAGTCACGAAAATACTGCACCGTCTTCTTCAAGGCATCCTCCAAGGACACCTGCGGACGGTAGTCAATCACGGAGTACAACTTTGCATTGTTAGATTGTAGATGCCAGATTTCCCATGGTCGCACACGACCGGGATCCGACTGAATGACCACAGGTCGTTCACGTCCCCAACCCATCAACACTCCGAGCATCACCACCAAGTCGTAAATCTTGACACCTTCTTCGGAGCCCATGTTGTAGACCTCACCGAACTCTCCTTTCTCCAACAACTCCACGGCCATGCGCACCGCGTCTCCTGCGTATTGGAAATCGCGGAAGGAGTTGTTGCCCAACTTCACGATGTGGTTGCGATACAATTGCGAGATGATTTCGGGGATGACGTAGGGATGCGTCTCCCGTTCACCCACGCAGTTGAACTG